ATTGCGGCCCTATCTTCTTCGCCTTCTGCGCGTGTCAAATCATCAAACAACAATCGCATGTTGTCGTTGTATTTTTTGCGCATTCTTTGCGTTTCTTCTAAACGGCGTTTATTCGTTTCCAATTCCGTTTCGCCCAATTCTTGAATCTTTGTGGCAAAATCACGGATTTGTTTGTTGTATTCGGATTGTTGTTTTTGCGCCTCCTTGACTTTTTCATTCACCCCATCCAAACCATCCGAAAATGCATAAATGGCGGCAACGGCTGCGCCAATGGCAACCGTGGCAATAACAAATGGATTGGCCAAAAACTTTGTTAACCCACCAAATTGGGATTGCAAATCTTTGACTTGCATGACGGCCGCGCTGAAATTCAATGCCGCGTTCAAACCCATCAATGTGTTGCGCAACGCTTTGTTGTCGTCTGCGACAATTGCGATAATTGAACTAACTGATGAAAATGATGTGGCCAACCCATTCAATGCGGCGCGTGTTCCACCCAATGTTTGATTCGTGATTCCTAATTGTTGGGTGAATCCTTGTTTTTTTGCAGTCAATTCAGAAACGGCGATTGACTGGTCTTTGATTGCCGCTTTGGTTTGTTCGATTTCTTGACGAACTCGCTTTTGACCTTGAACATCCATTTTAGACATGGTGTCACGCTTTTGGCGCAACTTTTCCAATTCCATCATGAATTCACGGGTGATTTGTTTTTGTTCGTCAATTTCGGCCGTGACGGCTGCAATCTTTTGACGCAATTGGCCCGACCCCAATGATTGTTCAATGGCTTGACCGGCTTTGTTTGCGCTTTGCTGCATTTTGGCCGATGACTTTTCCATCGTATCGGCCGCGGCCTTCACATCTCTATTGAATAGATCCGTGACCGCATTTAAAACAATATTAATCGCACTTAATGCCATCAGCGGTTGTAACTTATTGAATAATCCTGAATAATTTGATAGATGCCGTATTCTTCGGAATTGTCATCGGTCAAATGGGATTCGCTCATGTATTCGATTTCCCATGTATACACCCCGTTGAATGTTGCCGGTGTTGCCACTTCCAATGCCGTGCGCGTCAAATCTGCAATTTGAACACATTGCGTGTATGTTGTCGCATATATGTTCACTTCGACATTGGCCCAATCCGTTTTTGAATGACCGGATTTGGATGGATGCGGGGTCACCGCTGTGACGCGAATTGTGATGCCCGGATATGGAACACCTTGCACAATGCGCAATGGGTTTATGTTCGTACCAACAACGGCCGTCAATGCGGAATTGTTGGATAAAACATTGTAAATGGCGTTTATTGCTTTCATGCTTCGGCGGGCGGTGTCAACTTCGCAAATATATCCGCATAGCGCGTAACCTTTGCAACAATATCGTCATGGTTTGATTTTTCCCACGGGAATTTCATCAACTTTTGTGGGCTGATTGGCTTTTTCAAATGTGGCGAAATCATCGTTGCCGCCATCCACCGGGACAATTCCCATTGATTTCGGTATTGTTGTTCTTGGGCATTTCTCATGCCAAACAAGCGTAAACGAAAATATTTTGGATGGCAATCATCAAACGATGCGTCATCCATTCCCATTTCGCCAAATGCGATTTCGCGTAATCGGTCAAATGTTAGGGATTCAGATTTGGCCGAATCTACTTTCCCACCGTTTCCGATGTGCCTTGACGGGGTTTAAAAAATTCTTCGACCGCTTTGGTGAATTGCAAAATTACGGGTTCGATTTCGCTAAATGATTCGATGGCATCTGCAAAATCATCAATATCCACAAATGGGAATTTTTGACCTTGCTTTTTGCAACCGGATTGAATCCCAAAATATGCGCATGCTCGCGCAAATTTCAATGAATGTGCAATGTTGTTGGCCGTCATGTTTTCGCCCAACTGCGTGAAATCTTCCAAATTAAATTCGGCCATTATGTTTTCAATGGCGCGCATGTTAAAAAAAAGGGGGTGTTGAACACCCCCGATTGTAATCGTGTTCATGTCGCGAATATACGCAACAAATTCAAAATTAGATTGTACCAACGGTCAATGCGCCCGTTCCTTGAATTGATGCGGTAAATGTCGCAACATCGTTTTGTGGGGCGGTCAAATTTAATTCGTTGAAAAATGCTGATCCGCTCAATTTCAAATCTCCGCTGACATTTGATGTCATCACGATTGTCACGGATGTGCCGGCCAACAAATCGGTGATGATTTCTTTCCAGCTGATGCCCGCGCCTACGCTTGCATCTTCTTCGAACATACCTTCAACACTCATGGTGTACCCGTATTCGCCCGCGATGTATTCTTTCGCACCGGCCGAATCTTTGTTGGTGGTTTCAATCATGTCTTTGGTGATTGAAAAATCGTTTGATGTCGCGTTTGCGATTTTTACCGGGCTTCCGGCAACTTCTTTGTAAATTGCAATTAGCGTTCCGTTGGTAATTCCTGTGCTTGCCATGATATTATTTTTTTATTTTTTTTTATTTTGTTTGAAGCCCCGCGCGTTTGGCTTTGTCTGCCAAATGCGTTGTGACCAATTTGTTCATTGCCTGAATATATAAATTTTTGCCCGATTCAAATGCGGGTCGCATGAATGGTTTTGCCGGGCCGATGTTCTTTCCATATTTTGCGCCTGATGCGCTTGTTTTCTTTTTCCGGCTTGGTGTACGGTCGGCCGTTCCTTCTTCGATTAAATGGGCATGAAATCCCTTGTAAGGACCATAAACACGCGCGCCAATCAAACGGAATGCGCGACCCTTGCCACGGTTGTCGCGTTCAATAAATCCAATTGAATTGCGCAAATTACCGGTTTTGACATTGATTTTCGCTTTTGCCAATGTAATAAATATGCGCCCGGCTTGCTCGATAAATTGACCCATAATGGGCGAATCAATTTGCAAATTGCGGAATTCATCAATTGCCAATTTGTTTTTCTGAAAATATGCCGTTGTTTTTGTCATTGCACTAATTCAGTTTGAAGGCGTAAATACATGCGGCGTTCCAAATCCGCAATATTGATGATGTTGTAATATTTGGATTCCCAAAGAATGCGCATTTTGGTTGTGATGCCTGAATCGTAACGCATTGAAAATGTCACGGTTTGTTTTGCTTCGCGGCGGTCCGAATCAACTGATTCTGAACCCGATTCGCTTTCCTGAATCCTTGCCCACGGCGTTGAATAGGTCGACCATGATTGCAACTTTTCACCCGTGTTTGAATCGGTGGTTGTTGTAAATTGTTGAACTGTGACCAATTCATCCATCAATCCGGGGTTCATGATATAACGCTAATTTTGTAAGGGTCTAACAAATACTGAAAACCGAATTGAATTGGGTTGTTTTGAACACCAACGGTGATGGCCATTCGGTTGTCATAATATTGACCAATCAACAACAATGCCGCATGTTTAATTGATGCCGGAAACAATGTGTCGGGGTTTACGCTTGTTGCGCTTGCCAGTTCAAAACCTTCGGTGATTTCAACAATGTATTTGATGACATCATCGGTCACGCTTGTTGGCGCGTTTTCAATAAATATGTTTCGTGAAAACAAACCCATTGGATTTGGCGCGGTGATCCAATCAGCGGAATCAAATGCGGTGATGGCTTGGGAATCGTTTACATAAGAAACGGAATTTACCGCCAAAACGCGTGAATTAATGCGCAAATAATTGCCGGACGGAATATTTAACCCGTTCACGGGGTTAATCAGGGCCGGTTGCCCGGTAAATCCATCAAAACCATATTTGGCCGTTCCTTTTCTTACCGAATAACCAATATATTGACCGCACGCATCCAATGCCATTGCAATCAATCCACCAATGTATGTGTCATCGGATGATGATGTCACGCGCAAATGCGTCTTTGCATCAGCGACCGAAATATAATCGGTTGCGGCGTGTGAAAATGCGGTGTAATTGCGTGCAACAAACATGGTTATTCCGCATCCAATGCGGTTTCAGGGTTAACGGGTTTTTTCTTTGCTTTGGGCTTTTCAACTATTTCTTCAATAACCAGTTCAACCGCCTCGGCCTCCAACAATAATTCCGCTTGTTTGGATTCCATTTCAACGATTTCGCCGATATTGTAAGACAAATTAAATTTGCCCGATGGGTTAATCAAAAATTTCACTTTCATGGCCGGTGGGCCAAACAGTCAAGTTGACCCACCGTGTGCGAACTTTAATGCCCCCGCACGGGCAATTAATTATGCAACGATGTCTTTGCAAACAGCGAATGCGGTTGGTTGCAACAAATTGCAATCCAAATAAGCGTTCAACACAACATTGGTCAAACCGGCGGTTGCGCCGCTAAATGGGTCTACTGTGAGTTCCATTCCACCCCAAGAGCCAATGGCCATCTTCGAGAAGTCACCAAAAATCATGGCTGACAATGTAGATGAACTACCTTTTGACAAGTTTGAAGGAACAAGGGTTGATGTAGCAACGGGGTACCCGTTCAAATCAAAACCGCCCGCGGGCCAAATGAAATTGCCTTCAACACCTGATGATTGACGGGGAATTGTTTGCAATGCTGCCTTCACCTTTGGGTTTGTCAAATAGGCAACACCTTCACCGTTTGCGTTTTCAACCGCTTTCATCAAATTAATAACATCAGCCCAAACCGGTGCAATACCGTTGGCGTTTGTTGCGTTTGATGTTGCGCCGCCGGCAAAAGTTACATTCACATTCGCGTTGGCAATGATGCCGGTTGGCTCATTTGAACCACCACCTTTGATGGCGGCTGTTTCCAACGATTGTGCCATTGCGTTCAACAACCAGTTGCGAACATATGTGTCAATGCTGTTTGATGATTGTAACATCAACTGATTTGAAACCTGAATATAAGCGGCCAAACGCTTGGGGCTGAATGTTACTTTGCTGAATGCGGGTGACTTTTCGGTCGCGCTTCCGTTTTCAGTATTCCAACCGGCTGATGGCACGGTTGATGCGGTTGGCATGTCCAAATTTCCAACCAATCCTGACAATTGCTGAACGCCCAATCCGCGCAATACGGTTTTTGGCAACAACACATCGATGATTGATCCAACATTGGTTTGAACATTGACGCCACCTTCTGAACCAGCTGAACCACCGGTCACGCTCATGTCGCGTTTGAAAACCTCTGATGGCACTTTCATTGAATGCGCGCTAACGCTTACGCCTGAACGCTGAAATTCAGCGGATGCCATTTGGTTGAATTCGGCTTCAACACCATCGCGGCGACCGGTGATGGCCATTTCCATTGCGCGTTTGAAAGAATAGTTTTCTTTCATTGCTTCTTTTTCCTTTTCTTCGCTGCGGCTTGCGCTGTGTCCGGCGGCTTGCGCTGCAAGGTTTTGCAATTTTTCAAGGGTTTCAACCTCGGCTTTAATTGCACCCAAACGGGCTTCAATTTCGGTCAAACGGTTGTTTTCGCTTTCGGCCATTGAACGGGCTTCCTTTTCAATGGTGGTTTGCAACGCTGACAATTCGCCAAGCAAACGGCCGCGTTCTTCTTTTAATGCTTTAATTTTATTCATGATTTTTTGTTTGTTTTAAAGGTTTTTGTATCTCAACAATGCAACTTTCAAAATGTCCGCATCAATTTGTGATTGTTCCGCGGCTTGGATTTGCAATTCTTCATCACGCATTTTGATGATTGAACGCGCATCGGCTTCCGTTTCTGAATAGGCGGGATAAGTTACCGGCGAAACATCAAACAATTCATCAATCATGGTGATTGTGCGTTTGCCCATTGTTCCATATTTGGTTGAATCCGCCCATGATTGTTCTTTGATGGTAAACGCAAATGATGATTGTGTGATGTCACCACGCATGATTGAACGAACCACGGACATGTGTGTTGGGTTTTCGTAATCGGGAATCCATGTATATTCCAAATTGCCATCAGCATTGACAAACACTTTGCATGTTTCGGCCTTTGTACGACCTAAAATCAAATCCGATTCGTGGTTAAACAAACAGCGGATGTCGTATTCGCGTGATAATGCGTAATCAAACGCACCGGGGGTGATGACTTCTTCGAAATACCCTAAATCGGTCACGCTGTTAACAACGGCGGCAATGCCTCCAATTTCTTTGGGCATGCCATCGCCGATGGCGCGTGCGTGAACTGATCCGGTGATGGTTCTGCGTTCTTGTTTCATTTTAAATTACTTCGGTATTATTTACCCCATCGGGGTTGTTGTTTTTGTCTGCGCTTGCCATCAATTGTTCAATCTTTGCATCCATGTATGCATCAATTTTTGACGATGGCATCAAATTGGTTTCAATTAAATATTCATCACCCCCATCAAATCCGTTTGCATCTTCGAATTCGCGTGCCTCATTGCGTGACAACCAACCACCGCGGATGCCTTTGTTGTAAAAATCCGCGCGGTCATTTGCTGATGCACGCAACAATGAGTTGAAATTAAATTTGAAATAATGGGTCATTTTGTCAACTTCGGTCAACAATTTGCGCGCCATTTCTTGTTCCATATTGATTGCATAGGCCATCAATGTTCGCATGTAGAAATCCTGATATTCTTGTTCAACACTCGATTTGATGCCATCTTTTGCGCCAATCATGGATGCCGGAACACCAAAGATTCGGGCAATTTCTTCGGCATCGAATTTCCGAACTTCTAAATATTGCGCTTCTTCGGGTGTCAATGACAATTTTTCCATTTTGATTCCATTTGGCAAAACCGCCGAACGGGCCGCGCCATCAATCACATCGTCCAAACCTTTTTTCAGCGGTCCGGCTTGCTCGGGTTTGATTTGCGAATCTGATGTCAAAAGGAATTTTAAAACGCCGTTTTTGAACACGCCGGCATTGCCTGAAATTGCAGCCAAATCAATTCCCAATGTTTCCGCATGCAACACGATTGGTGAAACACCAACCAATGGATTGTCCAAACATTGCCCTTTGAAATGCAACATGTCGGTTGCGGGGATGGTGTTTGGGAATCCTTTTGCCGTGCAATGATAAAACAGTTGGCCATCTTGCATCACCGGTGTGATATAATCAGGACAAATCGGATGTAACGCGATGGCCAAATATCGTGCATCGCGGTTAATGAATGCATAAGCATTGCCCCGCAACGCCAAATCCGATGCCATGTATTTAACAAAATCAAATTTGGTTTGGTATGGGTTTGGCTCGTTCAATACCGGTGTGGTATAATGAACCATTTTTGTTTCACGCGTTTTGCCATCATCATAATACAATTTGAGTGACAACCCCGCGATTCCATCTGCAATCACGCGAACACATGCGTGAACGCTTGCAATTGACAATGCGGTGCGTGGGTTTACGGCTTGCCCCGATTTGGTTTGATACCCAAATACGGAATTCAAGGAATTGACCAACCATTCCGTTGGATATGCCAACGATGACCGTTTTTCAACGCCTTTGCCTTGAAACAATCTTTTTATGCTAAACTGCATGGGGCGAATTTATTATTTTGTGAATTAACATTTGCAACATTATCTATTTGTTTTCAGCCAACGCGACAACATTGACCGAAAAACGGTGTACGAACTAAATCTCGGCCGGTCAAAAATGGCCTTGTGTCTTTCTTCGATTGCTTCATAACAATCTTTGTATGACTTAAAATTTGGTAACTCACGATAATATTCATTCATGAATTCGTCAATGTAGGTCAACCATGCATCGGATTTCATTGTCGTTCAATTTTTTACAAAGTTACAAACCAAAAATCGGAATTGTTTTCTTTTGATGCGGATTGCATTGCCGTTCCTAATGCCATGACAATGGAAACCGGGCCATCCACTTTGTCACCTGATTTGCCTTTGTCAATTTTAATGTTGCCGGCCGGATCGGTGCGCAACAAAATATTTGACATCATCCATCGCGTGACCGGATTCCCGGCATGACGCAATTTCCCATCCTTAACCAATCTTTCCAATTCCTTTGTTGGCGTTGACATGCTTACAAAACCTTGACCAAATGGAAACATGGTCAACCCTTCGTTTTGCAATTCAATTACCAGCTGCGAAGCGTTAAAACGGTCAAATGCTACATCCTTAATGTCGAATTTTGTGGCAAGTTCACAAATTTTGGCTTTTATGAACCCGTAATCCGTGACATTCCCATCGGTTGCAATAATGTGACCTTTGGCCACCCATTCGCGAATCGCTTGCCCGGCTGCGTCATTTCTTTTTTTGACCGATTCTTCGGGTAAAAAATACCATGTTCGCACCGCGTGATTGTGCGGAAAATACAAAGTGAATGCGCAAAAATCACCAGTTGATGCCAAATCCAATCCACCAAAACATTGTTCACCTTCTAATTCGTCATCGCCATCGCATTGTTTCCAAATGTTGTCTGAAATCCATGTTTGTTCCGTGTCGGTCCATACATTCAACAACTTTGTTTTGAACTCAACTTCTTTCGATGTGTATTCTTTGGCTTCGGTCAACGCTTGCTGCAATTTGCGCGGGTAAACTGAAACGCCCCAATTGGGATTCGCTTTTGCCCATACTTTTTCATCCATCCAATCATCGCCATCATCCAATGTGTAAATCACCGAAAACAATGCATCGTCTTTGATTGCGCCGTTTAACACATTGACGCAATAGCCCCGGTGGCGATAACACGCCGATTCGCGGTTGAACCCGGCCGTTGTGATGGTGAACAACAATGGTTGACGGCGTGCGCCCATACTGTTGAAAATTACATTGTACAATTCATCATTTGGATGCGCGTGGTATTCATCAATCACGGCCATGTGCGTGTTCAATCCATCTTGTTTGTTTGGATTCCACTCTAATGGTTTATACAAATTTTGTTCGTGGATGATTCTGCGGTTGTTAACTGAATTATTGACAACAACTGCATCCTTCAACCATTCCGTGTTTTGCGCCATCCTTACGGATTCGCCAAATACCATCATGGCTTGGTCCAATTTTGTCGCCGCTGAATAAATCTGCGCGCCGGCTTCATCATCAGCAATCAGGCCATAAAGCATCACGGCCGATGAAAATGTCGATTTGCCGTTTTTGCGCGGAACTTCAACATAGGCGCGCGAAAATCTACGCGAACCATCCGGATTCAAAAATCCAAAAAGATTCCAAATGATGAACGCTTGCCATCCTTCCAACAAAAATTTGCGTCCGGCATGCTCGCCGGTGGTGTGTTCCAATTCTTCAATAAAATTAATGGCATGTTGCGCAAATGCCGCGTTAAATTGAAAACGCGATAAATCATCAATATATCGTTGACATGCGTGTTTCACCAATTCACATGCGTGAATTTTGCCATCAATCACATTCAACGCATATTGATGCGCCTTTGTGTTTTCAATTCCGGTTTTCAAGGAATTTCAAATTGTCTTTGGCAATTGATTCGTTGCGATAAACAAACGGCAATTCGAACTGATCCATATCAATGAACGAACCATCGCGGTGAATTGGTTTATATCCTTCGCCATCGTGGCGTTCAATTTGCCAACAATTCCCATTCCCAACAATTCGGAATTTTGGAACAACCAGTTGTTGCTCGATTTCAAATGCGGGTTTGTGTTTTATCTTTTTCATGCTGATTTTGATTTGAGTAATTCTAATTTTGAAACCGGCTTTTGATTTGTGTTTGGAATTCGGGCGCGCGCTGATGGGGTCACGCCAATCAATTGCCCTAATTGCATCGCTTGTTTCACGCAATTTTGTTTTGTTGTAAACCACGGGTTGACCTTTGGGCCTTGCTGCGTTTCAATGACCATGCCTTGTTCCTCGCATTTTTCAACGGCAACATAATAATTGGCCACGGCTTCGGAATACATCGCGATGATTCCCAAATCCACGCCAACCAACATGTTGATTTTTTTCAGTTCAAAACACATTTCGTCAAAAATCTTTTTGGCGCGTGGCGTTTTGAATTCAATTTCCGGGGTTGGTTCTTCTTTGGTTGTTGTCATGGTCATTTCATTTTCAAGAATTCGGCACTTTTGCGCCGTTCCTTTTAATTTTTTGACTTCGGTTGGCACTTTGGGTCGTCCTCTCATTTTTGTTGTCTTAAATCGCCTTAAAATCGTTTTAATTCTAATTTTGCACGGGTGTTCCTTTGAATGACACAGCGGTTAACCATCGGTCGCCGTGGGGAAAAACACC